TCTACTAACTCAGATGATATAGCAGCCTCATTCTGAATGGTTTGTTCTAAATTGACAGTTCTTTCACGTCCGGATGTAGTTCCTAATGATACTGAGCTAGCACCACCAACGAAATTAATCGATGGTAATCTTACTAAGTTTGGATTTGAAATAGCGATGCACTTATATTTCTGTGCTAAGGCTCCATTTGTTAAGGCTTCAAAAATTGGAGTATTCTTTTCAATCTTCTCTTTACCTACCGTTCGACCATACTTTTGAATGATAGAATAATCTACTTCATCATCACCGAAAGCAAACTTAACAGTAGAAAAACTGCCATCATTTCTAGCTAAGAATTGACGCCCTGTGTCTGTCAAAACAGCATCAATGATAATATTGTTGGTATCGCCTTGTAAAAATCCCATTTTTAGTCTCCTAATGCATTAAGTATCTGGGTCTTATAATTTTGAAACTTGAATTGGTGTTGGCTCAACATTATTTCCCTCTGGGACTGGATAAGTCACTTCATTAATATTGAACGTACAAATTTCATCTCTTTGCAGGTCAATATTAATCATTTGTAGTTTATAACTCGAGCTCATATCTGTCTTAATTAATCCTAAATCCGCTCCGGTCCTATCAAAGACTTTCAAATATTCAGGATTAAAATAAACGCTTAAGCTTTTTGCGTTGCTTGTACGTATAGAATCTACAAACAAGTCCCGATTTAATAAGAAATTAGGATAAGGTTTTGGTGCTCCTGCAATCGATATTAACTTTTTTATCAATCGATTTTTGTTCTTATCAAACGTTATTTCTATTTGCGTTGCATAGTTCGAACTATAACCATGCGCATCTATAGAACATACCGTATATATTGCTTTGCTTTCCGGTGTAAAACTTAAATCAAAGAAATAATTTTTTGGAACAGCAGTACCATCAGGTCTACGTAAACTTTCTATTAAACTAACATCAATATTTGATTCTGGCATCGATGAATAATTTATAGGAGTTAAGCTATCATTGAAATCATACATCTTAATCAATTCAAACGGTTCGTCTATAGAACTTCTTTTAAAGATTTGGAAATATTTTGTGTCTCTTTGACTATCGGTTGGAAAATTCCATGTTAAGTTTGGACGATTTTTTACATAGTCCCATGTTATATTGAAATCTGTTGGAGGATTTGGCGGACGTGTTTCAACCGTCTTCACTAATATTTCTGGACCCGGATTTGAACATACTAAGAAAGAGGCTAGTCCCTGTACTCCAGTATCATTATCAATTGCAGGAAGTTTTAGTATATATACTGGTCTTATAGTATAGCCATATGTAGTATTATATTTGACGCTTAAATCTGTAAAGTTGCCAATCGCAGGGTTCTCTATTATAATATAACCTTTATCAATAGGATTTCCGTCTGTAGGATATTCCATCTTAGTAATCAAATAACCGATTAACTGGTACTCAGGATTTGTAGATGCATTGTATGGATCCCAGAATATGTAGTTGTCGATACCAATAACATAATCTGAAACCGCTATGGTTGTTGCATCGGTACTTTCAGCTACGCTTCTTTCCTGTATACGGTCTGTGGTATTTAGAGAATTAAATGTCTCGTCAGAGTAGATTCCATCTGTTTGTTCAGATGCGGTTCTCAATATTGTTGATACGAACTTATTGTTGATATTAAGTCTTAAAGCTATATCTTTGAAGCTATTAATAGTGGTCTTAACTAGTTCATCAAATTTTTCTTTATTTAAAAATTGGACGCCAGCCTTTTGATAATCAATAAACATTTCGGCAAGAAAATTGCCTTCTATCTGTTCTGTAGTGTATTCATTTAACAACTTCACTAAATCAAGTGGAGACTGATCTAAGTCAGCAGCCGTCAATCCTTGACTTTTTAATATTTCCTCTAAAGCTCTAGTAATAGAATACTGTATCTTTCCGTCTGAGCCGGTATCTTTAAAAGATATAGTTGTATATTGTTTACTAGATATAGTGTTTTCATCTAGTATTTTTGTAATGTTGTCTGCAATCGAAACAGACTGTATTAGAGCACTATTATTGCCAATATTAGGCATCTTAAACCAAGACAAATTAATATATCTCGGTACATATCTTTCATTTTTTCTTTGCCTTAAGGCAACCCTTAAGGAAACGTTTTTTGTTGGATCGGTTACTAAATTTCGCACAATATTGGGTAATGCGTTCTGAGGTTGATCATTTACGTCTTCGTCTGGCATAAAGAAATTGTAAATGAACTCACCAGCAAAATTTTGAATTCCTCCAGAGGGAACATCTATAGTTATAATTTTTTTAGATGGTAAGCTTAATGTCATCTTGAACCTACAACTGTTGTGCCGGTTGGTATCTGAGATACAGCACAGAATATATCTTTTATTATAAAATCATTGAGACTGTTTGTTGTTATATATGTTTCTTCATCTCCAATGCCAGGAACTATATATTCTAAAAGAGAAGCCCGTTCTAAAGCCATTCTTCCGGCTAACGTACTTCTCGTAGCTTCAACATCGATTGCCAACCATCTTAAGTTAACCGGTATGTGAAGAACTCTATCAAACGTTTTAGAGCTGTTTACTCTTTTCGTTGCTTCCATATTATTAAACATTAAGCTGCCATATGACATAAGCCTATATGTGTCTTTGACGTTTTGACTCAAATTTGGATTTGTCAAAATAGCTTCTGTATCTATATATGTTTCATTATATGGTTGTCTGATTTTAGATAGGAACGTTTTAATAGCCGCAACGGTTTTCGGATTTAACACACGTTTAGAATTGTGATTTATAAATACGTCTTCTGACAACTTGATCCCAGTAAGACAGTTAATATACAAACCTAATAAATAACTAGTTATAGCGTTTTTAAATATTTCATCTCTTTGTGCGGTACTCAAGAAATCATATCTAACGTCATTTCTTATTCCAACGTTGGTAATATTTTGAACGTTGTAAGGATCTTCATAATCCTTAACGGTCATTCTACTCAATAATGCTGCAAACGTTTCTCCATCAGCAGCCGCCAAATCATAAAAGTCTTTTTTCCCTACAAACAAGCTTAAATCGAATATATAATTGAACGGTTTAAATATTAACTCTGGAAATCTTAAATCATTTGGATATATCGACACCTGTATAACGTCAGACTGCTTGCCGCCAATTCCCTGCAAGTTGAATTGACTAACGCTAACTTTATCATTTAATGTTTTTGTCAAACCAGTTGGTATACCTATAGTAACGATTTTATTGTTTCGGTATATTATATCTTCGGTAATCGAAATATTTGGTATGGTATCTAAAAGATTTGGATAATTCCCAATCTGATTTGAACTTAACATTGATATCATTGCATTGTATTCAGATGGAGTAATATTATCTGAAACAATTAACGGATTGATACTTCCGGATGCATTTAACTCCGCCGGTAATGTAACCAGCCCTCCTGAATATGTTGTTTTATCTACGATATCCTGGTATATATAATTTGCCAATCTGATTTGAGAAGGATATCGTAAGAAATCAATATTATTGATTGAACTGTTTCCTAAAAACGTTTGCAGTTGAGGTTGATTAAAGAACGTCGTAATTTCAAAAGAATATCGTGTTAGCAAATTATTAATAACTTGATATATTCCTAACATATCTTTTATGTTGTTGAATTCATTTGATATTTTAAGATGGTTAGCTAACAAATATTGACCTTGAAGACCATAAAATCCTTCTTGAAAATCTGATGGGGCGGTTCGCCCTTCTTTAATAAGATTAATTGCTTTATTAACGTCACTTTGAAGTAGCGGCGAGATTCTTACGGCTATATATGGTATAAGACTGGCAGCGCCTCTTAAAGAATTTGTTAGACTTTGTGCTTCTCGAAAAGCTGCGATTTGTTGGGCATTAGTTGCTGTATTTGAATCGATTCGTGAATAAGCTTGATTCAAAGCATCAAGCGTGGTATTAATATAACTGAAATCATTAATATCAAGTTTTCCAACTAATTCACAAGCCGTATATCTTTTTGCATATTGAACATATGTTTCAAACGTAAAAAGCAGTTGTGCTGATAGAGATAATTGATTGAAAGCAGTTTTACCATTTGTATCAATATGTACAAATTGTCCGCTAATCTTTGTACTATTGTATAGTTGTTCAATTGCACTTATTACTTGAAAAAATATTGTATCGATGGCTACTCTTTCTCCAAATAACATTTTTAAAATTCCATCACGAAGACCATGATATATACGAGCTGGTTCTTCTGGTCGAGTACCCTCTTGTATTGCTAATTGATATGTTGGTATTATCGGGTGAAAAGCTTCTAGTACGCTCCACGGCGAAGATGAATCAAGACTGCTAACAGTAATTTTTTGCTCAATGACGTTTTCTATTATTTGTGCCAAAACACTATTAAAAAATACCGTAATTGCTCCATACAGTTGTTCACTATTGAAAGAAGGAGAATTTGGATTAGTGTCAACAGAACGTAGACTGTCTAATGATCCTCCGGAGGTAAACATGTTTAAGATATCTCCAAAAGTCTTAAATTCAGTTTCCACTAATTTTTGGAAAAAGTTTGACCGGGGCGCCGAACTCGCATTTTTCCATATGCCCGCCATTAAAGTTAGTGTATACGCTACTTTTCTTAGCGAATTATTATTGCTATTATTGATACCAGCTTCTCTGAATAAAGCGCAAGAAAATATTTGATCTGCATAGTTTATATAACTACGGCTGTCTAAACCATTTGCCGCTGCCGACGCTTCTCGTAATCTGGCTATAGCATCTATCTCAGATCGAGCTATTAATCGTCTTTCTGTCAAATTTGCATCTACCGCCCCGAGCAGCAGCCTGTTATATGCATCGGTACTATAGTTTCGTATTTGATTTAAAATACGGTTTGCTTCGGTAGCATTAATATTGTTTCTATTTTGATCAACTTCTTCAAACGTATCAAATGTTGTCGTGCATTTCTGAAATTTTTCAGCATACATTAAATTTAATTCGCTTGGAGACATTGCTGCAATTACGGTTGCAGATACACCCCGAGCTGCAACATCTTGTCCAGTTCTTGAGAAAGAATCCAATTTTAACAGAGCATTAATTGTAGACTTGGCATTTGTAAAAACAGTATTAAATCTTGCAGCATAATTTGTAAATGGCGTTAAGTTCCAAGTAGAACCATCTGTGGTTATAATAGCATCTGTAAAATAGGAACTTCCTGGCACAAACGTTTTTAAATTATCGTCGCTCTGAATATATCTGTTTTCAAATGGAAGTACATTTATATTAGGATTTCCAGTATCAACATATAAAAGAGAACTAAGTGTATTTGCTGCGTTGTTATTGCCTACAGAACTTTGAATTTGAAATATGTTGTCTCCTATAGGACCGATAATATTCTCGAATACTTTAAAGTTTCCCTGCACTACATTTGAAGAATATCTGTTGAGCAATTCTGCATTTGAAGGATCTCCAAGTCCAGTAGATACCAGATATTCTTTAGCCAAACAATAAGTTAAAAGCTTTATAACGTCATCTGGAGCTTCCGGCAGACTTTGCAAAAGATAATCATATGTCTCAAGCGGTGTTCCTCTTTGAACTGACCTACCAAAGTTTTTTAAATTAAATAAGTTAGAATTTTGTGCTAATGTATAAGTCTTGTCTATAGAAGTTGGCGATTGTGCCAGAACTCTATCATTGTCTGTGAGATCGATTAAGTTAACGCTATAGTTGTTTAAGCAGTTCGTTAAATCAAACAGTATTTGTAGCAACAATTTCGTTTCTGCTGCTCTGTTATATTGGTCCAACGAAAATTGCATTCTTTGGGTAAGCAATTCTCTCAACGTTAGAATTTCTACTAACGTACCATTTTCGCTAATTTTAAATGAGGGATCCGCATAACTTTTTATATCAAAAACTGAGTTTATTTTTTTGATATTGTTTAATATGGTGTTTAGAAATTCTAGATCCCCATCTATTTTACGTAGTTCATCTTCAAAATCAGTTTTTAATGTTGGAAATGGATCAACCGGCAATTCTTTTTTCATGTTGCTGATTAAAGCTGCCAATGTTTCTTGTCGCAACAATTTTGTTTGATATTGGAAATTAATAAAATCACCGATAGTCGAAGTGTCTCGAAGTAAAACATCTCTTACATTGAGCTGACTCGGTTTCCAAATAGGAGAAAAATCTAGTTTGCTTAATAGCTCTGGTCTTAAGTTATTAATGCCATTTGAACTCTGAATTATAAATTCGTTATTTAATATTCTCGTTTGTGCAATTGATGTATTGTCATATGTAAAACGATCTGTAAACGCATCATCTCGGGTTCTTCCAAATGGAGTTGAAAAGAACGGACTCATTACTTCTAATAACGATCGTCTTCCTCCTGTACCGGTGCCTCGTCCAAATTCAACTCCAGGTACAGTTGAGCCACCTCTTCGCCGCCGTTCAGCGGCATCAAAAGAACTAGGAGGTGTTACCGTTATAGGCGCTCGAGGAGTGTCTGCGCCCGTGTCTACAGATATTGTTCTTGCTATAGAGCCGCCCGGCAATGATGTATCTATTGTTCTCGGCATTATATCACCAATGTATTAGTAACGGTTTCGGTTCCAAAACGAAAATCATAATAGACTGGAGTGACACTAAACGTAATGGCTCCAGCTTCTTCGGAGTTTAAATTGTACATAAATTTATATGTTCCTGTGTTCATAAAATTATGTGCCGAACCTATGATATTAACGACGCCAGATATCTTTGCTTTTATAATATAATGATCAATTTTACTATAATTTCCGGTAGTAGTCCACTCAATAAGTATAGAACCGGGACGAATTTGAGTTGCAGTCACGTTTGATATTTCGGCAACTGAGTCTTGAGCTACATTAACATCGACATATTTTCTATCTGCCACATAACCTTGTGCCAGAGGTATTTCTGCATATTTATCCTGAGATATAAGATTACCTGTTTTAATAGCTAAAGGATTAAACCATTTAAATGGACTAAATTGATATTCAACCGTTGTACTAGTTGGCACGTTTGATGATTTTCCTGCAACTACATCGTAGTAAGCAGTACGTCTAAGATCCTCAAGTAAACTATCAGGAGAACGAACATATAAAGTAAGCGTGTATCTGTAGCGATTTTGAGGATTTAAAGGAGTAACGTTTTTAGCTCTACCTTGATTTACGTCAGAAAAATCGTTAGTATTAATAATCCCAAAGTCTTCAATTCTTCCAGTTGTTAAATTTGTTCTAGTAACGCCATAGCTTAAAAATGTTTGAATCCTATCTCGGCTAAAGCTTATCTCTTCTTGATATTCAGCTAACAAATTTTGTTCTTTTAAAAGCTTACGAAATAATTCGAAGTTTTCTTCTTGCAATTGATACTCAACTTTAAACTTAATATCAATATTATTTCCATTTTGTTCGGTTCGAATATTTGTTACATTTAGCAATGCATTTGAGACTTCCAAGGGATCAAATTCTACTTGTAATATATTTGGGATAGTTGCAACAGTACCATTTTTATATAATAAATCGACTCTATATTCATACACGTTATTTAGATTCACGCTAGTATCGATAGTGCTATATAAAGTAGTAGGATCAGCTATTTGGATTATTCCTATAATCTTGAAATCAGGTTCATGTGTTGTAATATTTCTTCTATAGATGTATACGTTATTGACTGCCTGCGGTATTTTGGTTATAAAAACTTGTATGCCATTGTTTCTAATTTCAGAATAGACTAGTCCATAATTAGGAACTAAAGTTACTGGTTGATCCGGCAACCTACCTTGTCTTGCTATTTTAACTGCTACACTAGCATATGCAGTTGATTTAATATCTTCAAACGTATATGGTACAAATCGATATATATAGCTACTAACAGACGTTGCAGTTGTATCAACATATGAAGTAAAATAATTGTTAGTGGCGTCCCCGGTGGATATACGATTAATCTGTTCAAATCCGGCGCTGGATAATGGATTATTTACATCGATTTTTTTGCGATATATATAAACGCCAACGGCATTTGGATCTGTTTGTTGAATTGTAAAAGCAACATTTCTGACACGAGCAATCTTAGAAGTCTTAACAATTGGTGCCCCAGAAGGTATAAAGCTTCGAATATTATTGCCATGTAAAACAACATAATTTATGGTTTGAAAAATCTTGCCAGATGTATTTCTAACTCGGAATTGCAAAATGAAATCATTGATACCTATTATTCCTACTGGTATCGTTATATTTTTGCTGGCGGTACCATTTGTTAACGGGACGCTTTCAACTACGGATATATAATCACTCGCTGCTAAATCATTTTGATTTTGTGCCAAAGGTGTTAATCGTAATTGCGTGCTTAATATGTTTAATATTCTAGAATCATATCCAACGTCTAAATCGCTGGTATAAGGTTTTCTGGGGATTACACCGCCGGTTGTTTTCTTTGCAGATACGTATGTGTTTGTTGGCCGCCAAATACTTCCTGGATCAATTCTGCCTTCAAATAATATTGTTTGCAACTGTTCACGTACCAGATCAGGTTTTAAAACTGTTGTTCCATAGCCGTTAGGTATCCCAGGATTGTTAGTATTAATATTCAACACAGGTTTAATTTCATCTGTTGCTGCTAATCCAGATATAGGACGAGTTACTAATCTTTTTACAGTCCTATTAGGCAATATACCACGACGTAAACTTGATATCTCAGCATTGGATATAAACGTTGACATATCAATTGTCATATCTCTTCCAATATCGATATAATAGGAAGGATCTGTTGACATTCCAAGTGCATCATCTTTTAGCAGACCGTTTATTCTACGTAGATTTTCAACTATCTCGTCTGATGTTTTATTTCTAAAATAGTTAAAACCCTTTAGATTTGTTTTGTCTGGATTTACTAGTTTTATATCAACCAATAAAGCGCCTTTTTGTACGGCAGCCAATGCATTAAAGTTTAAGCTTATATTATATACGTATTGGATGCCGTTATATGCAATTAAAGTGGCACATCGATCAGGCAAACTAATGATCTGATTTATTTGATTTCCGCTGCTGACTTTGAATATGCTCATGGTTCATTGCTCAAATACTAAAAAAAACATGTTAACAAACGTTGTTGTGTTGTATCCATCAGTAAATACTTTGCCCACAAAAAATATATGCCTTGCAGGTTCAGTTTCAGTTGATGGAAACTGACCAAAATCAATTACATCTAATTTTATTATTTGATTGTTTGATGTTTCAAAAAACTGACAAAATAGATTGTTTTGTTCGCTGGTTTCTAAGAAATTTATAGTATGTTTATATCCATCATTAGTTAAACTATCTAATTCTGGCTTGAGGTCGTCATATGAAAGAATTGGATTTTGATTTAACTTAGGATATGATCCGATCGGTTGAGAACCAGTTGCACCTAACGCTGGTTTATTAATTGGTGGCAAATATTGAAAATTTGGAACATGAGACAATCTCTTATCAAAGAATAAGCTTTCAACATTATCTAAGTTAATCTGTCTCATCATTCCTGCTGGAATAGGTCCAGTAGGAGTTATTGTAAACTTGTAATTGTTCCCGGCCAACTTAAACTCATTAAAATTATCATAAGATGGATTTGGAGTTTGAAGAATTGAAAGCTTTCGAAAATTCTGTAAAGAACCCTTCAATAGCCCATCATATAGAGAAGCAAACTGAGAACTTGAAACAATTTCATAATTTGAACCGGATAGTATTTGACCAGCAGCTACAGTATACTGGGTACCACTTGTAATGAAATTGGTTAAAACCTTGCCACTATCATCTACTTCATATGTTATTTGATCTTGTGGCAGATTCCCGGCTTCAAACGTTATTCTGGAGGTGAAGTCTAATCCACCAGATACCAAGGTATCTAAAGCATATATTGCACTAGCATCACTAAAAGAAACGTATTCAATACGCATCTTTCCGGCAGAAGCTTGTCTTCTGCCCTCATTTGTCATGATGGTATCAAATATTCTTGTTTTCGGATCTAGTAAGCCAGCCATTGTCAATCCTCACTTGGTCTATCAAAGAATGGTTGACCACTCCGGTAGTATATGTCATAAATACCACTATCATAAGGATTATATGTTGGATTTGTTGCAGTTAGATAATCTCTAGACTGACTATATATCAACGTTCCAGAAGCAAACTGTACTTCAAGTGGATAAGAAACTGTTCTAGCGATTGTCAATCCAGTATAAGGATTTTCCGTAGCAGTAATTAGTTTTGCTGTATTTGGAGAACTTTCAAGCATATCTCTAAATTGTCCATATCTTCCTGCTCTATAGACTATCTTCATCGGTTCCGGTGCTACAGATCGGATTCCATATTTGTATCCACGTGGCACAACAAAAACAAAATAATTTGAACTGTCTGTAAAATAGATCGGACCTCCAGGACCACTTTTTATAGTCCCATCTGATGTCCCATCTCCAATTCCAAAAAAAGCATTATATAATGTAAATGGATGAATTGTGCCGGCACGAATTGAACCTGGTTCTGGAAATGGCTTTGTGGGAACATGCATGGCACCTAAAAAAATAGATGTGCCATATGGCGGAATTAGATTTGAACAGTATGCAAATCCAATCGTATTTGATTGACTAACTGGACTTGGCGTAGGGTAACCAAGTATGGTATCAATATTATATGTTGTTGGCAAGACTGTAGAAAATACTTCAAGCTTACTAATTCCTTTATACTTACTTTGATATGGCTGTGCTGCCGACCAAGTTAAATCTAAATCTGCCCCCAGAGCTGGGTCGATCCCATATTTATCCACCCAAGAAAAAATAATATCAACATTTGGCTTATCGGCAAGACTTTTAAATGGATTAATGTTATAATTTGCGCCAGATGTTTCATTTATAGTACCAGCAGAAAATGCATCTGAAACAAATCCTAATAATTTACCTTGATTTCTTAAAAATATATCGATGGGATTTGGCACATAAGAATCATACCATGTTTCATTAGAAAAAAAGCTTTGAAACCGGTTGGGTCTTCCAAGAAACGATCCAGAGATGTAACCAAAATATTGAAATCCTGGCATCCACATTGTAGCAAGACTTGCAGATATGCCATTTTCTTCTTGTGTTGCTTTACTTACAATTCTTCTTCTTTTAGTTTGAGGATCAGAGACTCCTAGCTGTGTATAGCCATTTGTTGTAATGTAGCTAACAGCCGAATTAGTGCCAATTATAGGCATTTCTCCATATATAGCATTGTCAATATAACTACCGCTATACGTAGAGGCTGATTCGACTTCAAATTGATCAAAGACAGGCATATTATTCTATTACCTCATGTATACAATCAGATGATAACAATTGATTTGTTCCATCATTATATTCTTTTCCTTCTCTTATGTAGGAGCCATATAACGTTATTTTAAAATTACCGGCATGAAGTATTAATTCGGATTCCGATAAATAATCTGCCCGTATATATTGAGCCGGCCCGGCACCGATTGGTGCTTGCCATCCAAATATTAATTCATCAGTTGGCAACAGGATATATGGATTAACTTTATGTTTTTTATCGTTTCTTTCAATAGTTATTGATGGTGTTCCGGCTGTTGTTTCAGATAGAATTATATTGCTATCAACATAATCATTTCCATATCCTCTCGATGATATAGAATTCATACCTATTCCGGTTCTATATCCATCACTTTTACTCCAAAAAACATCCGTCTGGGGCCCGGTACTACTGTATCTAGTTATGGTACCGGTACCATATCCGGTTTGAGTAGGAGAACACATGCTCATTGAAAAAATAAAATATCCTGACCAATTTGCGCCGGAGATACCTGAAATGCTGCTTGTTAAAACAATGTCATTTGAGGTTATGGGCGCTATATCAGAAACCACAACACTAGGTAGCCCAGCGCCAGTACAAACTTTATTGTATGCACCGGAAGCAAATGAATAAACTTGAGAAAATCCAACAATATCTCTAAGGGTATCAACATATACGTTAGAACCTAAATATGATAAAATTGTTGTTGTTGGGACCGTATATGAATAGTTGAAATAATTTCCTGGTGTACCTGTATTTGGAATTGAAGTTTGATAATTTAATCTTTGATTTTTTCTTTGATTAAGTATGAAAAAACTATTAATAGAAGAGGAAACAAATTGTAAAGCTGATATACCATAATAGTTGGGCAAATCAACAGAACCAACTTTCCAACTGGCGGAGAATTCTATAACTGCTTTTTCTAAAACAAATGGTTCTGTTATATATTGAGACATTGCTAGCGTTTGTGAACTAGTAGCATGAAATCTTGGATGACACGGAAAACCAAACAAATTTGTATAATAACCCATATTATATACTTGAATTCCAGAAATAGTGCCCGCCGGATAAAAGCTATTACTGAATCCTATCATTGTTTGTGACAATGTTTGTCCGATAACATTACCTCCAATTCCATATCCTCTTCCTATCTTATCCCAACGTTTTGTATCAAAATTGTAATAAGCCATTGGATAAGAACGGTTTTCACTAAGAGGTATACCAATGCCATCATCTCTAACCAATGAAAGGGTTGTAGGAGTAACGACACTAATATCGATTTCTATTTTATTTTTGCTCCAAAGTGGGGAACTAAAACCCTCGCCAACATCTGATACGGCACTACCGGTAGCAAAGAAAGGATTGCTGGTTGATTTACCATCTACAGCCGGTTGATCGTTATCTCTAAATGGAGTAAGGTCTTGACCCGGTGTAAAATGAAAAAACGGTAAACCATCAACTACCTGAGAACGAACATTGCCAGGTGCAACAATGCTAGAAGTTAAATCATTTGACGAGCTATTAGTTAACCATATATTTTCAACTGGAAATCCTATACCTGGCAAATACGTATTTGATGATGTAAACACTACAGAATATCGATCATTAAAATTAACGTTATAATCGCCGGTTCTGCCGTCTATAGAAAATCTAGCGTTAGTAGGATATGAGCCAGTAAGTGCATCTCGTTGTTGCAATTGAACACGAGGCGGAAGCATTCTTAATCTTGAACGTTTTTCTTGTCTTGGCATATCAACTACCTCTCAACCATCCAACATATGTAACTGAATCTGTTCCATATATAGTTTGATTAGGTCCATATATAGAATAACCTGCTGTTGCTGATTTTTGAGTATAATCTTGTCTTAAGTCTTCGTCTAAGTTGATATCTAGATTATAAAGAAGATTTAGAAAGCTTTGTGCTCCGGTAGCTGCCATATCAATGATAACCTGCTTGACTATTTCTTCATTTCTTGTATCATCATATGGTTGCATGACAGTTCTAACATAATCAACATAACCATCGATCATGATTTGATCTTCGATTGGCCCATCACCAATATAACGTTGACCTCCATCTAAGAATGGATCATTGACAATTGCTGGTTCATATGGTATTAGCTGCGATGTTCTGCTATTACCTTGAGGTAAATTGGTATCTGGATTACCATCTTCTATATTTCCTTTAGGACGATGAATCGGCCAGGCACCTTCTATTACAGACTTATCTAATCTAAATGGCAATGTAAGCGGTTCTATTACAGCCTCTTCACCTTGTTGTGGACCATTATTAAAATTTATTGGATATGGATATGTAATTTGATCATTTAAATAATATGTTGGAGTAAATTCGATAACGTTATCTACCCATGCGATATCATTTTCATATTCTGACCAGGATCTGAACTGTCCTAATGTTGTTATTTTTATAGCATGTTCATAGTTGCCGCCCCATATTTTGGGCTGATTACTCTTGAATAAGTGTTTATTTGTTCTTATTTCTACGCCCTGTCTTAAACCATCCGTAGAAGAAGTATCCATGCCACCAGAACCGGTCGCTGTATATAAAGATATAACACCTATTAACTCTTTTGTTGGGTCAACATCATTAAATGGAGTGAACTGTAGCTGAATCTTATCCATCCGATATTCGGATCTGGAAACCGGCTCATATTCTCTATTTTGAAGAAATGTAAATGTATTTCCCGTAAGTGTTGTCATATGATCTTATTATATATAGAAAGCAAAGATAAAACTAGTACCGGACAAAATCTCCAGCAAAGAACGAAAGCAGTATAGTATCCTTCAATCCATTACGATTCGAATCTCCCAAGTAGATGTCTTCAAACTGATATTGGAATTTGGGTCTTTCTAACATATGACTTTCAACAACGAAATTTGTTCCTAAAAACTTAGTTTTCTTTGGTATCAATTGATGTATGAATGTACCGATATTCGTATCAAACCATTTGAAAAATTCAACAAACTGTTTGAAATTAACTTTATCAACCAAACGATTGAAATATATGTTTCGTAAATTATCTAAACCAGGATAATCTTGTGAGAATACCAATTCCGGATTTCCTAAAACGTTATCTAGCTCGTCAAATGTTGCAAATATTGTTACGATATCTTGATTTAATGCATCAACCAAACTGAAATCTACTGTAAATTTTGAGTTATCAGTAGGAATTTCAGATTTTGGAATTTCATATGCTGGAGTTATTTTAGCCCAAGGTGCGTTAGTCAGTTCTTCAGATTGTTCATATGAACGAATTCTTACTTTATTATTTGTACTGGCTTCATCAAAATGGGGAGATAAGTAAGAGAAGAATATTCTTTCTGGGTTAATAACTTGACTACTAGTTGGAAATAATGCGCCAGAAAGATGGAAGTTATTTTGAGAAAAATCAAATATATTTATTAATCCTGCGCCATCAGATTGAGTTATCATTTGTTCTGTGGTGGCATCAATTCTTAATCTTTCAAAAGAGCCAGATTTGTAAGTAATAAAATTAAAGTTTGTGAGAGGATGTTGTACACCCGCAGATTGATAATTTTTTACGTGTTCTTTCCATTCTTGATCATTTAGATATTTTGACCAAAATCTTATATGGCTAATATTTCCTTTAAATATGGTAGTTTGGGCATCTGAAGGTATACTAGTGTCATTTAAGAAACGACTGACGGTTGTATTAATTGACGATGAACCAACAATGAAGTATGAGCCACTAGCATTATATAACGTTGGTTTAGTGCTCCACACATTGTTTCCGCTACCAGAAGTTTCATTAAAATATGATTGTGTTATATAGCTTTCGGCAAGTTCTCCTGATACGTTTTTAGCAACTCTCAAGAAATAAGAACTTGAAACCACGCTATCTAACCCATCATCATTCCGCCGACGCCCGAAAGATACATACCATAAATCTCCATCAAATATATTAGCGCCTGTTAAGCTTAACTTAAAGTAAGGCGATAAGTTATTATCATTTGGTCTAACATATAAGCTTATTTCATTAGTTAGGCTGCCGCTGTAAGCAATTAAATTTGATATCACGCCGCCACTTACCGTATAAGCACTTCCTGTTGTTACAAACCTGATTAAACTTTGACTCATTGGATAGGCGACATTATTACCAAACTTATAAAATCCTTCATATGTCCAAGAGCCCGATGTAAATAAGCCGTCATTAGCAGCACCAGCTATATTTGGATAACCTGGTTCAACTCTAGCACCAGAAAGATATGGACTTATAATCTGTCCACCATTATTAAATGAAAGTTTACTAGATATTTTACTTCTAGTGTCTCTTGCGAAACCTAAAGCTAATTTTGTTGGACCGCCATATTCTCTGATCCGAAAATTATTATCCGGATCAATGCCGACAGAACGAATGAAAGACTTTATACTATGTATGGTTCCTTTAGAATTAACAATATCTTTCAAATTAATCAAAATTCTGCGCCAAATTTGATTTTTTATATACCGCAAGCTATATTGATTTTTGCTTATAACATCTTGTACATTGTCTCCCTCAACGAATTGAGGAATGGTAGCGCCAGAAAATAATGCTGGTAAATCAAATCCCATACTTGATGCATATTGCAATAAAAATTGCTCTGGTGCCGTATCTATCTCATCATAATCTACGAACTGTAAATCAACGAATGATTGTATGTAAAGCTTTATTTCGTCAAAGAATTTAGCCCATGTATATAGCAACAAAAGGAATGTTTGAGTAGCACCAAGTTTTGTGCTTCTGGGATCATTTCCAGCTTGGTATTGATTTACGATAGCACCTTGTTCTGTTTCTAAAGCAGCTTCAACTTGACCTTCATAAAAATAATGTTTAGGAATTAATCTGGTTATTAAATTTGGATTAAATTCATCATATTGGGAAGCACTTAATGCGTATTCATTTCTGTAAGCTAAGACTTCTGGATGATTGCCAAACAATATTGGAGATAACGAAACTGTTTCATATACAACAGGGGTACTGCCAAAATAAGAACCGGTAGCTATATTTCGAACGCCTAATGTTTGTCCGGCAAGACTTAATCTACCATGCAAGCTATTTGAAGAAGCATCAATGACAATTAAACTATTGCTACCAGATGGTTCATTAAACTTATAGTACAATTTCAAGTCTTCTTGTGCAAATACTGATTTTTTATATAATTGATATATGTCATCTTTAGAACGTACTGAGCTCCAAATTCTAAGTTCGTCTAGAGCACCAGATAAAGTATTTGTTGGTGTAAACCCAACTGAAGAAAATACAGAGCCGGAACCAATGTATAAATTGGCTGCAAAATCCATAGTATCCAGCTCTATAGGAGCAGAGCTACTAGTATATAGTTTGCCGTTAATAAAGCATGTTATTCCGTTAAATCCCGGGGTTCTATTTAATACCCAAGCATAATGATTCCATGTGCCCTTTTCAGCAATAGCAGAAACTGTTTCTGAAACCGAACCAGAAGCTATATAAAAACTGCTGGTTGCATATGCAGTAGAAGTTGTAGAATTTAATCCAAATAAATAACCAAAGCTTCCACTATGTCGATCTAATATGACTTGATTAGCATTTGCTTTTGTTGGAACATATAGCCAATATTCAATCGTTAACGGATCATTCTTGAAGTTAAGAATTGAACTACCATCTCTATTTCGTGAAGCTTCAGTATATTGGGCACCAGCTTGATCTAATACAGTTATGTATGTACCACCAGCAGCTTCATATCCGGCGTTAGTACCAGAGAAAAATAAATAACCTACGTTTTTAGGATAATAGTCATATACGTATTTTTCAAATCCAGTAAGACTATCTAAGAAAGTATCGGTTTCTTTTTGAGTACCATCAAATGGAAATCCATTTTGTATTTTATCAAATGCAACGTTTAACTTAACTTGTGCAGAATTGAAGAATGTATGATTTTCAAATTTACTCCAATCAATATTCAATTGCTGAGTAGAACGAAGTCCAGTACCGGGAGTTGTATATTTAAATGATTCTGTAACGTCTGTTGTCAGTTCAGGATCAATAGTTGCTAGCGTATAATAAACGGAATTATTTGACGGACTCTTCATAGACCGCACAAGAGAGGGTGTAAAAAGTCCTGGTTTACCGGTTAATAGCTTATTTGAATTATCGATAGGCATTATGGCATCACCTTAAATCTAAATCCAGCATTACTAATCAAGTAATCCTTGCCACCATAAGTAATCATCAATTCAATTTCGTATACTTCACCCTGAGCAAAGTCCCCCATCCAAAGATCAAAATACATGCCCTCGGCATCATAAGAGCAAAGTGTAGCTACATCATCAAATGGAACAACAACCTTACGAGAATAAGCATTAATCATTCTCCATTTAAGGTTATCTAATATAACGCTCTTTGGTTGTAATGGCAATCTACTTGCAGACTGCTCCGTATTGTAATCCAATGCAAAGATACGCAATCTTGCCTGCTCTGTGCCCTTATACTCTTGTTTAAGGTTGGTTATGTTGACTACCCAGTTCTTCTCCTCTACGTTGCTTATAGAGCCTTGTGGGAGCTTGTAGAGGGTCTTACCAGCGGCATATGTGAGAGTGCCATCTAAGCTGGTCCAGGCGTAGGTAAACTCTTGAGGAGTAGAACCGGTAAGGAAATCTTTAAGTACGGTATTCTCTACCGTATTAAAGTTAACATCAGCATAGTAAATACCGGTTTGTGGAACGCTACCAATTAGATACTGACTACCAGAAAAACTCTGAGTTATAGCATAAAGACTACGGGTTAAGTGAGTAATACTGGCGCTATGAGATATGGAGAAGCTGGAAGTATAATATGTGAGATATTTGGCTCCATATAGATTCAATAGTAAGCTATTAGCTCCAGTTATCTCTGTGCTACCAGAGAAATAGTTTTGATATCCGCCATTAATACGATTAAATGTAAACAAACTCTGGGAAACGTTAAACATAGTGTCGCCCATATCATCTCTTAACTGATCATTGTATTTGATTACGAGCTGTGGATGAAGGTCCGCATTATTAGCATGGCGAGTTCCAAATCTCTTAACAAAGCGAGTAATGCTGTCTTGTTCTTGAGCATCAATAAAAGATAATCTCCAGCCATAGTTTGGAAGATCACCTGCTATAGCTGCACTAACAAGAGTGGTTACGTCCATATAAAGATTTTCATCACCACGGCCAAACTGCTGAGTGACCGTTAAATCTTGTAATCCAGCACCTAAATTACCAGAAACGATGATATCAATATTTGGATCGCCAAGAGAACCGCTCTCTGCTGCTCCAGACAAAAACCATACGTTTGGAGTTCCTGTGATTACGGAAGCGGTAAGGAAATTTGCTGTATCTAAATCACGAAATGCAACAACATCAAAGCCCCTACCTTCATCCCAACTTTGAGAAAGTGGTATAAGCCTTATAGAAAAGTTTGAAGGGGTAGTTTGACCACCATACACGTCTTTAAGGGACAGATAAGCCTTGAAGCTTGAGTCGTTGATATTAAGGAATGAAGCAGTTATTTGCTGAAGAGGTTCATAATCAAATTGCAACAATCCACGAGTAAGTTCAACAACTCCTGTAAGTTTGGTTGAGGCACTTATAATAGTAGTTTCATCATATAACTTGAACAGGTCGAGGGTAGCGGCTTGTCCTACATTGGACGTAGTGCAACGTTGTCCAGCAATATATTTGTTGGTTATATAAGTGTCTTTGCTTGCTGTTAATATTCTATACATGATATCAAACCGCTATTCCTATTAAATCATAATTTGGATATCTAACTTCGAAGATTGATCCAGGCGGACCAAAGATTAATCCTTTACTAGTATAAGCATTAACATCAAAATCTTGATCAGAATATTGTCTTCCATCAATGGTACCATTTAATGAATCAATAGAGATGTTTGGAACTGATATAACACCAGGAGTATTAAAGATTATGTTTTGCACATCATTGATAACAAATGGTTGATCGATGTTATAATTGGTATTGTTGGTATAGGTCTTAAGCTTATTCAATACAGCCTGAAGTACTAGTTCTTTGTTTTCCGTAGGATCGACCATTACTTCAAATTTAATCTGAAGGTTTATAACTCGGGCATCTAGAATATCGATAGCATCAGATATCATTCTATATTGGTTCAAATAGGTTACTAAGTTCTTTTTGAGAGTATCGCTGGCATATACTAATCGATTGCTATTATTTCGGCAGATAACAAATAACTGTGCTGCTAGTGGATTATTTGGATTTGTTTGTATGCTGGCACGGAAGACACGACCAAAGTTAGATGGAAGTGTATATACACGTGCCAACAAATCTTCACGGGTAACAATTCTGCCTTGCGTAGCTTGATAGGCAGGTATTCTACTTTTAAGAGTTTCTATAGTTGGTGCTTCTGCACCACCAGAGGCTGGTTTAGCATTATTAACATCGATAGAGTTTCTTACATAGGCAGAAACATTAGATGTAGGGTTTTTTGGAAAGAATATATATAAGGTCGTGACCGCATTGATAGAGCCGGCATCAACATTATGAGATAAACCACCACCGTATCGATAAGAAACGTTTAAGGTTGTATTTTGTCCACAAACTCCAAGGGTAGTTGTTTGAAGAAGATTGCCAGGATTAATTGTAAACCTAGATACTACTTTTTTACCGTATAATGGTAAAGCTAACTCACTTGGATCTGGGATAATATCATCATTAAGGGTTGCTCCAGAACCGCCACCAAATATCAATGTAGTATTTCTTGTTTGCAAATTCACTTCTTTTGTGAATCGGTAAGGAGCTGGTATTGGTATCATGTTCTCTGAAACTATATTTTTATCATATCCTACGTTTGTTGCTGCTTTATATACTGTATCTTGAGTTAAATACTCGACTTCATAATATATGTTTCCATCTGAATCTGTGACAGATATGATATCCGTGACTGATGGATTTCCTAAGCCAATTCTGCGAAAAGGGACAAAAGAACCTACAGTAAAAGCTTCTACGGTTCTTTTGCCAGATATGCAAATGCCATCAAGAGACATAACATAATTTTGTGGTATATTATTTTGATTTTTGCTACCGATTTTAACATCAGCCATGTAGCTTCCATCATCGTTTTTCTGACTGAAATCTAAATTTTCTGTAAGAGTAAACTCTGTGCCATTTCCGGCTCGTGCAATTGTATTTTGTTTAATAATAGGTAAAGCTTCTGGTAATGGACCCAACCCATCTGAGGTTGCTGGTACTTTTATATAAAACGTTACTGTGCATACTGCGGGTGCTGCTCCGACAATAGGTACACCGGCTTTACGCAAATGTCTTTCAATATTATTGTTTTCCGAAGCAGTTTCTGGAAAAGACTCAAAAAATTGCTGATCTAGATAGAAACTTTGTACGTCTCCAACATATGCAGCTAAGTCTAATAACAAACCACCTAAACTAGCCTCCGAGAAGTCTTGAATGTTATTAGGGAAATATGTTCTAGCATATTGCAATAGATCATTACGTAAAGCGTCAAAATCTTTATTAAGATAACGGCGCTGGCGAATTTGTTTTAGTAGTTCTTTTTTGCTTTCATTTACCATATATTATTACACTATATACATATCAACTTCTATTAATGTTTCTTGTAGCCCAGCAGTAGGTACACGATAAGCTATTAACAATTTTATTATTCCGGTATCAATATTTTCAGTTCTATTTGCTTTTGATTCATATCCAATCAATTCAACAAAAGGCATATAAGTTGTCACGGTGCTTTTAATCCGACGCATCACTTCCTGATCAAAACTTTCTTTATTCGAATATTCTGTGAGCAAAGGTCTTATATTGGCACCAAAATCATAAAATCCTAATCTTTCACCTTTATTTGTAAGTATCAAATTTCTAAGATTATCGGATATCTGATTCGCCAAATTATAATGCATTTTGAATATAGAATTGTGTTCAGAATCCAATTCAAGCGGTGTTTTAAAACCAATTGGTATCGATACGGTTTCAGTTGCAACTGAAGACCCGCTATTCTGTAAACCAACATCTTTAAAACTTAAAAGTGCCATATCGTTTAATTAGCTCGACAATGAAAATCATGTGCTCGGCGTTGTACCTGGTGCATAGTTTGTAATAGAACCAGGACTAACATTCGAGCTTCCGGAATTAATAACAAAAGCACCTGGCTGTATTAACCATGTTTTTAACGTTTCTAACTGCCCACTAACATAATCATCGACTGCCGTAGCAATTCCATCGGCTATAGCTTGTACTTGTGTTGTCGGCTGTCCATCTTCGCCTTTTGGAAAAACGTCTTGTATAACAGCTTTTAATTCGTCTTTTGTCATATTATTCACCAAAAACTTTCTTGGATTTAGCTTTTTCTATATCTGGATTATACGCATCTTTTGATTTTGGCGTACCGTCAATTGTATCCGGAGCTCCTAGTGTTGGTATCTGCGTCACCGCCGTCGTTAAATTTACAATTGGCACACCTAAACTATCAGTAGTTCCTGTAAAAGCATTCTGAATTAAATCTTTTAATTTCGAAACATATGTTCTCAAATCATTAATTTCAGTTCTTAAAACGTTTATTGTATTTTCATAGGCGGCATATCTGATATATGGTTGTGCTTCGCCAGTAGCTTGACCTAGATATATTCTATTGGCATCAACCTGTATCTTGCCTTCTTTGTTGAAATAAATGTAAGCAAGATTACCATCCGGATCAGAGTCTGGTTCTACACCATCGGTAGGAGTATATGTGTTTTTAGCGCCCTCTCTAACAATCAATATTGTACCGGCAATATTTTCAGAACCTGTGTCGGTCTGCGGCTCTCTTCTGGCTATTAATCTTACATGATCGGCTTTGGCAACTACGTAGCTTCTGCCTATAGCTCCATTTTCTGGTGGCTGTTCATTTGGAATAGCTCCTTCTGGATATTCCAAGCCAAAATCTGGAATAAGTCGATAGTTTTCATCAACACGGCTTTGTTGAACAACATACACACGTGCCGCATCATAGATTGGATCCGGATTACCTTCTAATGGATTAGCTATATTTTCTCTGGAGGATCGATATGGGTTTTTATCTGTCTCTGTAAATCCTCTAGTATTTGTGACAATCAAGGGAGAAGTAGAATCAGTACCAGCCGGATTGGTAGTTGAATCGCCGCCACGAGGATCTGCTGCCGCTTCTAGGAAATATCTGCCACGACCAACAACTAAATCAATGGCACCTGCTTGTCTCGGTCCTTTATTAGATGCACTTACTATATCGATAGGATTGGCTTGTATTGCCCCTTCTATCGGACCATTACGATCTTCTCCAAGCATTATAAGAGCATTATTTGCACCTTGCAAAATAAACTCTTGCGGCCGCTTCTTCCATCTTGGTACCGGTTCCGGAGTTATATATTGAGTCGCTGCGGCGCTTTCAAATATAGCATCATATGGATTTATAGTTACATCAGTTCCATATGGCAAAGTAGCAGTAGCTACCGAATTTCCACCATTTTGAAACGTTTCTTGGATTTCTTCTGTTGGACGACTAACAGATTCGGAAGTTGTATAATATAGACGATTTATTGTTGGATCAAATCTTCTGTCTAAATGAGTGTAGTTTGGATCTTCAATAGTATTATATGCATGAACACGAGTCATCCAGAACCCAACTGTTTTCCCGGTAGTTGCTATATCTTCATATACAACATATATTTGCTCCCCTGGCGCAATTGGGGTCATAATATGTGAGGACCAAAGTGGAAAAAATATGCTAGTCCACGAGGCGTCTGATTGTCTTGAAGAAACTACTTTGGCAATAACAGTATTAGGAGTCATTACCGGCAATAACTCTGGATTATCTACTATGAAGCTTAATCTTTGGACTTCTTCATCGGTTAGAAAATCCGGATTTGTTATAACATCGATAACAACGGCTCTAAATAACTGTGGAGGCGCACCAGAACTAAGCAAGCCTCGATAGGTCATTCTCAGCGCATCATATGGACCCTCAGTTAAACTTTTGCCTATATTAGTAGAATAATTTGCCATACGTATAGATATAAACTATATCAATATTTAACGTATGACCAATATCAATTAACGTCCGTATCTACCAATCCCCAAAATCTGATTAATAGGAGCAAAAGAACCAGTTAGCTTATAAGTTGAGCCGTTATAGCTAAACACCACTCCTTCAATGGAACTGCTGACATTACCAATATCTCCCAAACGACTCAACTCCTTTTGCAAAAGGATCTTAGAACGTTCATCCCCACTCCTGTCGATATTGGCAATCTCCTGCTCAACTTCCCGACGCAAACGTTCAATCTCATTAGCTGGATTATAAATCAAACCACTCTGAACGTTAGAGAGAATCCGAATACCAAAGGCAAAAAATACCTCACGAATTGGCTCGACAAAATCTGCATATAGCTTGGGACCATCCTTAATCAATCCATGAATTTGAGCATGGTAAATCTTCGGAAGTAGATTGGCTACATATGGCTTCTTAGCCGTTAGCAACGTATCAAAGTCTGAGATTAGCTCTGCAATATACAGCTTATCATCATCGTCAATATCCAGATTAGAAAGGTGCT